ACAGACACAGATTCACATTTTGTGTATGTGACTGGAATCAATTTTCACGACAAGGATTTTAACGTCGTCATGAAGTCGTCTCTCGCACAACCCATAATGAAACGACACGGTGCGAGGATCATGTTTAAAGCCGGAATTGATTGGTAGGTTTAGCTATCGTTGAACGAAAGATGATCTTGTATCTAGAGGTATTTTATGACTAAATCGACCTCAACAGCAAAACGTCGGCGGCGCAAACGTAAGGGTCACTATCACACCGGGATTCACGAGTCACCCAAAGCGGGATCTTGTAAATTCAGAAGTGGATGGGAAAGATCATACATGCAACACCTCGACACAGATCCGGATGTGTTGTCGTACTCGTACGAGGGTGTGAAGATTCCGTACGTTTCGAACGTTCGGACAAAAAAGATCAGACACTACTACCCAGATTTTTTAATTGAGAGATCAACGGGAAAAACGCTCGTTGAGATCAAACCCAAGAAACGATTGACACAGGCCAATGTGATGAAGAAACTCGAGGCCGCACGTATCTGGTGTAGTGATCACGGAGTGACTCTGGCCATAATCACAGAAATCGAATTGAAGCTTCTAGGTCTCCTTTAAACGAATATTCTCGTGTTCAACGCGTGTGGTGTATTGTTGCAGACATGATAATCGGACTTGACGTAAGCACGAGTTGCACAGGTGTATGTCTTCTTGACGATGCTGGTCAGATCATCGTAATCGAAGCGATCGCTCTTTCGAAATGTAAGACACTGTGGGACAAAGCAGACGTTGTAGGTCGATACTTGTCGACGATGTTGATCAATCATGGTCCTTGTGAAAATAGACCTGATGTAAAGTTTCGCGTTGCGATCGAGGAACCTCTGATGGGATTTCAGAAAGGTATGTCGTCTGCAGCGACCATAACCACTCTGATGAAATTCAACGGAATCGTGTCGTACATCGCGCGGAACATGTTCGATGCAACGCCAGAACACATATCCGCTGCACATGCCAGGAAGTTATGTGGAATCAAAATGCAAAGGACAGCAATTGCTGGTATGAGTGGAAAGGAACAAGTTTTTGCTCATATGGCGACAAACGATCTCAAGACGATCGTATGGCCATTGAAAAAGAACGGTAAGGTTGTTGATTGGAGCCGCGACGCAACTGATGCATACGTTATCGCGAAAGCAGCGTATCTTACGTCATGATCTTTGAATGAACACATGTGTAAAAAGTTTTATGATTGAGATGTGTTAAGTTCACTTACTGAGAAGCTTAAGTTTATCGAGAGTGTTTTTGGGACAGGGTTTCTGGCGACGAACGGTAAGAATTTTGGTGTCAGGTGTCCGTTCTGCGCGCCGAAGGATGTTAACAAGAGGAAGCTTGTAATCCGCGTTGAAGATGATCTTCTTCACTGTTGGACGTGTGGGTTCAAAGCACATACGCTTGCACCTTTAATCAGAAAGTTTGGAACGTCTGAACAGTTCGCAACGTATCGTGACCGGTACATGCCCGCGGAAGCGCGAAACCGTTTCCGTGATCTGAACGTAACCGTCGAAGAAAAACAAAAGCTCGAACTTCCGAAAGATTTCAAACTCTTGACGTTAGCATCAACGACAGATCCTGACGTTCGTTCTGTGTGGGGATATCTTGTGTCACGGAATGTGACAGTACGCGATGCTTGGTATTATAAACTTGGCATATCAAACGAAACGCGTTGGCGCCGCCGCGTTATTATGCCGTCTTTCGACGTTGACGGTGAATTGAATTATTACGTGGGAAGAACGATAGACGAACGTGACAAGAGGTACAAGTACGACAATCCCGAACTAGACAAGTTGCCGATAATTTTCAATGAAATGAACATCGATTGGAAATGTCGGCTTGTTTTGTGTGAAGGTCCTTTTGACGTCATGAAATGCGGTGACAATGCAGTTCCATTGTTAGGTTCGGATTTAAATGAACAATCCAAGTTGTTCAATCAGATCTTGCTTAACAATACACCCATTGCGCTGGCCCTCGATGGAGACATGTGGAGAAAGAAGACACCTCGCATCGCTAAAAAATTAATGGAATACAACATTGATGTTGTGATCGTTGATGTTCGTGAATGGGGAGATCCCGGAAAGATGTCAAAGCATCAATTCAAAGATGTTTTGTTGTCCGCTAAACCCATGACATGGGAAGGATCGTTCGCCGAGAGATTAGCTGCCGCCTCTGAAGTGAAGCTAAAACTTCGCCGTAATACTTACAGTCATGAAGAAACTCGTCATTCGTAGAAAAGTCGTACGTCGACCTAAATTGACCGAGGCGAAGTTACGTAAAATTATCGTCGAAGAACTTGTCAGAAAACACCTGATCGAAGAAGGAATGTGGGACGACGTCGCCGGCGGCGTGAAGAAACTCGCGGCATACGTGACGAAACAATTCAAAAGCGTAGCCGGAAAGTGGGCCACGACGATCTCTGAGAAAGTAGCAAAATTAAGTGCAATTCCAGACGACGTAAAGAAGCTCCTTGGCGTTGTGAAAAATGCAATGTCACAGACAGGTGAGGCGTTCAAATTAGATGAGACCTTGCAGATTGCAAAGAAACTCGGCGAAATAACTCCTGACAAAGCGTTACAAATTGTTGATTCAGATTTTGAAGGTCCAGTCAAAGAGCGTGTTGCATCAGTGACGACAAAATCAGAAGGAACGTTCATTCCCTCGATTTACGTCACTCTAACTGAAACGTCATACATAAACTCACGACCAGATTCAGAACTTCTTCGTGAATCATTTGGACTTGCTGCGGGGTTAGGTGTTGGATTGGCAATCATGGGAGGATTACCCATGTTGTTCAAGGGACTTCACAAGTTAGCAGACGTACTTGGCGCAAAGAAGACGTCAGATCTTATGAAACATGCGGAGCATGTCACTCACGCTTTTGAACAGAAAACGATCGATTTTGTGATGCCTGACAAATTGGCATACGCTGTGTATGCAGGGTTATGGAAAATGGGCGTCAAAGTATCAAAGGGTGAAGAGATTCAACCGTTCATGAATTTTCAGATCGATGAAGATAAATCCGGATCAATGCAAAAGACAAAGGGCCTTGTTTATAAGGTTCTGTTGATCTATTTTGCATTCAACGGTATCAAGGGTGTTTTGCATGCCGGAGCATCGTTGCTCGGATTCGTTGAAGGAACTGCTACGACCGTGAAAGGCGTTGAACTTGCAAAGGGTGCCCACGAACTTTCTAAACTTGTCAATGCAGGAAAAGCCGCTGTATCAATCTGATTTGTACAGTTTGTAAACAGGGTGTACACTTAGATCAAGACCATGATCAAGGTTGCGCATATCGCAGACATACACATTAGAGGATTGTCGAGACACGCAGAATATCGTGACGTATTTGAAGCGTTGATTGACGACGTAAGAAAGAATGGCATTGAGCACATTTTTGTCGGAGGCGATATATTTCACACGAAGACTACGGGATTGAGTCCGGAGTATATTGATCAGTTAACATGGTGGTTAAATGCCCTTTCAGAAGGTGCTGAAGTCCACTTAACGTTGGGAAATCACGATGGTAATTTGGTCAATTCATCACGACAAGATGCTGTGTCTCCGATCGTGGAGGCGCTGAATAATCCACGCGTTCATCTTTATAAGATGAGCGGAAATTACGAATTCACGCCGGGTTATGTGTGGTGTGTTTTCAGTTTATTTGACGTTGAAGGATGGAAGAACGTCAAGCCGATTGAAGGAAAGATAAACATTGCGTGTTATCACGGACCGGTCTCCGGCGCAACAACTGAAACGAACTGGACGGTTGACGAAGGGTTGACGATCGAATTTTTTGACCCATATGATTTTGTGTTCTTGGGAGACATCCACAAGATGCAGTACATGCGATCTCGTGAAGCTGAGTTAGTGATCAACGAGTCTGACATGTACAAATATCCGGGTGCAGAGATCATCGAGGAAATAGATGAAAAAGGTTAGGATCAAGGCTCGGGTGCCCAACATGGCATACCCGGGCAGCACCGTACAGCAGAATTACGCAGAAGATCTTGTTCATGGATACCTGCACTGGACGATTGACGATCGTAACAAGTACAACGTTTCGTTCAGACAACTTCCGAATCCTCGCCCGTACGTGACTGTCGAATGGGCAGGATCCGTAGCTGACACAGTGATTGCTGCATCGAAACACCCCAGACAATCTCGATTCAGAATCAAAAGTAACGTGTACATCACCGAACAAGATGTGCGCGCGGTGACGAATGATCTCAAACACACGATGTTAGCGACTGAGGTGACGTTTAAAATCGATCATCACGTCGACAGAGTTGCATTTCCGTTAGGAGTCGAAACACTCGCCAGAACAGATCTGAGAAATCCTGATGCGCTTTTGAGGTTGATCAAGGCGTGTTACATCAATTCAGAGTACACCGACGAAGAATGGCAACGTGTGCATGAACAAGTGAAAGTGTATCTTGCAAATGTTTCGTCAGTTGATGGCGGTGTATTGAGAAATGCGAAATGGTCACTTCGACATCTTGCATTCGATAACGTATTCTCATACGGATCTGGAAATAGCATCAACTTTGATAATCTGAACGGGATTGTCGGAATATTCGGAGCCAACCGCGCCGGCAAATCATCAATTGTTGGGACAATCATGTACTCGTTGTTCAATACGACTGACAGAGGTCCTGTCAAGAATTTGTACGTGTGTAACGTTCGTGAACCCTACTGTTATTCCAAGGCAATAATAAACGTCGATGGAACTGATTACGTCATTGAACGACAAACAACAAAACATGAGAATCGTCGTGGAGATCAACACGCTTCTACTTCTTTGAATGTTTTCAAGATTGATGAGAATCTTGAGGCCCATGACCTCGCTGGCGAACAGAGGTTGGACACTGAAAAAGTGATTAGAAATCTCGTTGGAAGTTCAGACGATTTTCTACTCACGTCGCTAAGCGCGCAATCTGACGGAAATCAATTCATTGCTCACGGATCAGCGCGCCGCAGACAGATCTTGTCAAGGTTTCTTGACCTCGACATCTTTGATAGGATGTTTGATTTAGCAAACACAGACGTCAAGTTGATTCGAGCTCAGCTAAGAACCCTTCCAGACAAAGATTGGAACGGGTTGGCATCAGAGTATAAGCGTAGGTTAGATGTCCTTGCTACTGACATTGAAAAGTCAACAGCGACATTACAAGACGCTCACGAGAGATTGAACGAACTCAGGAATTCTTTATCACAACACAAAGATTTTACACCTGTCACTAAGATGCAAGTTGAAACGCAGCGTTCAAAGGTCGCTTCACTCGAGTCACAAGCGAATGAACACGCGATCAGAGTGTCAAATCTCGAGCAAGAAATTGAGAAGATCATGTCAAAGGTATTGACAATCACCGAGCTTGTGAAAGAAAACGACGTCACTGATCTCAAGCGTCGGCTTGAGATGTTCAACGAGCTTGAAGCGTCTGTTGCTTCGCTAAAACACATTCATGAAAAAGAATCGTCAACGTTTAAACAACAAGAGCGTTCGTTAAAGATCCTTGACGATGTGCCTTGTGATGATAAATTCCCAACGTGCAAATTCATCAAGGACGCGCATGTAAACAAAGGCAAGATCGATTCTCAGCGTGAGAAAGTTGGAAAAGCGCTTGAAAGATTGACAAAGTCGATCACTTCACTTGATCTTGCAAAAGACGAAAATCTCAAGGATAAAGTCGCAAAAGTTCAACAGTTGATTGAGATGTTATCAAAGCTCAAGCTTGAAGCCTCTAACAAACAAATTGAATTGATGAAAATTCAGTCGTCTCTTGACGTCGTCACTACGTCATTGGAACCTGCCAAAATCCGGCTGGGAGAACTCGAAGAGGCACTGAAAAATGATGAAAATGCTGAAGTAGTTACCATCAGATCACAGATCGATGAACTCGTGAGGCTCATCAAGGTCTTAGATGATAACAAACTTGCTGCTGCAGCGCAACGTGGAAGGGTCATCTCTGACGCAGAAAAATCATTGTCAGAAAAGAAGACGCGAGACTTGTTGCTCACACAGATGAAGGTGTATGAGATCATTGCACATTCTTTTTCGAGAAAAGGAATCCCACAAACGATTGTGTCTTCTCAACTCCCAATCATCAACGCTGAGATTGCGAAGATCCTCGCGGGAATCGTTGATTTTACGATTGAACTTGAATCAGACGACAGCACGGATCTAATGGAAGTTTTCATCAACTACGGTGATTCACGTAGGATAGTTGAATTGTGCAGTGGCATGGAAAAGATGATTGCATCAATTGCGATCAGGGTTGCGTTGATCAATATTTCATCATTGCCTAAGACTGACATGTTCATTGTCGATGAGGGATTCGGAGCGTTAGACGATTCAGGCGTCGAGGCGTGTAATCGACTTCTTATCGCGTTGAAACGATATTTCAAGTCTGTTATCGTCATCACACACGTCGACGGCGTCAAAGACGCCGCAGACATCATCCTTGAGATCACAAAGAACGAAAAGAACACTCGTGTTGTGTATGAGTGAATACGATCTACAAATGATCTGGAAACCTTATGTAAGGGACAGGCTGATCGCTACACATCCGTCCGGATTTGTCGTGATAAAACCAGTGGATGCTCAATCTTCCGTCGATGTGTTCTGTGCGATATGTGACCACGCAATGAGATCGAGAGACGATGAGATTGATTGGCGATCGTACGGGTGTTGCAATCGTTGCGCTCAAAGGTGGGCACACTCTCGTAAAGACGCTTGGATGTCAGGATGGCGTCCAAGCGCTGAACAGGTTCTCAACGCAGAATCTGAAAGATTGCCGTTACATGCAACGCTAAGCATCGATTGAATTCACTGCCATATTTAGGTGTGGAGAACACCCATGGCAGACTCGAAGATCGATTACAATGCCTTAGCACAGGCGATTGACACGACGTGGGGAAGGTCATCGACCCCTAAAACGTCGTCATATTCTGTTAAGTTCACCATGCAAGGTGACAGGTTGGTCGCGTCCTATCAGGCGGTGGTCAACTTCGGAACTGAGCGTGAGATGATCACGATGAAACGGAATTATTCCGAAGAATCAAAGTCAATTGTCAATGAAGTGATCAAGACCGTCAAGGCCGCCTATAAGGATCTAGCGGGATCAAATTTAAAGGTGAACGACGTGTCGTCAGTTGACTCGCTTGAGATCATCGGATTTGCAGTTCACAATCCTAAGCGCACTGCCT